GCAAAGTTAAACTTTGAGTATGGCGATTTACACTATGCCGAATGGGACATAGAGGAGCAAGAAAATGACTAAGAAATATAGAGGCGTAGCCACAATGTCTATTGATATGTTCGTGGAGTTCGACGAGGTAGATATACCGCTGGACATGGACGAGTATAGCTTTGCTGAGTTCCTAGCTCACATTGGTGAGTGGCAAGAAGAACCTGCAAGCGGTGACTTTAAGATTTACGAAGTAATGGAGACTACAGATGACACGACTATCACCTACCACTAACGCAATCTGCTGGGCAAGCGGTCACTTCCTGACCGACCAGTTGCCTGTTGATTACGACAACATGAACGACAAGCAAGTGCTAGAGTATATAGCATTCCATGTCTGCGAACAATACGAGAATGACCTGCCCGAAGATGTGTGGGACATGATTGAATGGCTCGCAGAAGATGCAGTGAATAACAGTGACCGACTAACAGCAACCATATAGGAACATCACATGCTAAAAGCAATACTAATTGATACACCAAAACAAACCATTGAAATCGTTGACTATTCAGGAGATTACAAGGACATCTACGGACTACTTGGATGTGAATTGTTCACCTCAGTATACCTTGAAGGGGTAGGCGAAGACACCTTGTATGTAGACGACGAAGGATTGTATGTGGAGAACCAAGTGTTCTTCAACATCAAGGGTTGCCCTCAGCCATTGGCAGGGCGTGGCCTTATCCTTGGCACTGACGACGAAGGCGAAAGCATCGACTGCATGTCTAGCCTTGAGCAGATAAAGGACATGGTAACTTGGCGAGACGCCTCGCTGCCAGCACCCGAAGCTGGGTTCTTCGCAATGCCCTTGACCGATTACGATATGATGGATGCCTTTATGTCTGACGACACTGACACCCTGACTGACGAAGAACTTCTATATGCACTGGGGGTTAAATAATGTTTGACATCCCTGTAACAATATCGTATATTGAGGTGGGCATCCTGATAGGTGTCTGGCTAAACACAACCATCAATGTCTATAACTTTATGAAAGCACGACATGACGGATGACAAGGAAAAGAAACACGAATCACTGAGGCGTTGGCTAATGGGAAATCAGTTGTCCCACCGACAGACCATCGACTTCCTTGACAAGCGGCCTGAGTTTAAGAATTGGCTGAAAGAATATTTTATTAAATCATTTAACGAAAGGAGCTAGAGATGGCTCGCTATGAAGTAACATTTGTAATTGACACAGACCTAGAGGACGTAGGCACACAACCTTGGTGGGCTTTTATCGGAGAAGAACCAATGCCGATTGAATGGCTTGAGTATATCGCAGTTCGAGACTTAACAGAGGACGAGTATGTCCTTGACGTAGAGTTTGAACCCGACACAATCAACGTGGTTGACATGACCCGACAGGAAGATGTCATCCACCAACCCAACCTGCAATTAGTGGTGAACAATGACCAGAGCAAGCAAGAGGACGAGGGCGAACCAGACGAAACGCCGAAGGAATAGTCACGCACAATCGCTGTCCCAAGGACAGTTCCAACCACAAACAATCCAGCCCAAGAAGGGCAAGGGAAGCTACACAAGAAAAGGAAATGCAGAAGATGCCGAATAAACACACGAAAATGTTCAAGCCTTGGTATGAGGATAACGCTCTAAGTATCTGGGAAACAAAGACAAATAGCCGTGGCCTCAAGGAGTCCACCAAGACCAAACACATTCGAGCCAATGCACATGACCGCCTTGGCAAGGAATGGGAACGTGAGCAAATCTGGAACGATGGGTATTAGAAATGATTGAGCTATTAGCAACACCGCTTATGTGTCTGGCACTTAATGTGTATCACGAAGCACGAAACGAAAGCACAATGGGACAGCTTGCGGTGGCACAGGTTGTGCTTAATCGTGTAGAGGATGACCGCTTCCCTGACGATGTGTGTGCTGTGATTACACAGGGCATACATTGGGAGAGCAAGCCAGCCAAGAACAGATGCCAGTTCAGTTGGTATTGTGATGGTATCTCTGACGAGCCACGTAATGAGAAAGCGTTTGTCCGCTCACAAGAGATTGCCGCAATGGTTCTCAACGGATGGACACACTCATTCGCTGATGGTGCAACACACTATCATGCAGACTATGTGATGCCAAGCTGGGCGCATACCTTTACCAAGGTGGCAACGATTGACAGCCATATATTTTACAGGTGGGATTAATGAGTAACCTATGGGAACAAGATAAGAAGCAGTTGTTTCGAGATTTGTATCACCAATATCTTGACGAAGGATACAGCCAGAAGGAAGCAAAGAAGATGGCACGGGAAGAGGCAAACGACCTGCACTCAGACAGCGTGAGCTTTGCCTTTGGTCTTTCTGAGCAGGAGCATGACGAATGAAACAGATGTCTCTTCGTAAGCTCAAGAAGATGGACGGGTTCTTTGGTAGGCTGTTTGTCTACGACGAAGACGCAGAGCAATGGCTTGAACGTATGAAGTTGAAGATGGGTTACGACTATGTCTATGACAAGCGTAAACAAAACGAGGGCGGTTCAAACTTAATACTTGCCTACTTACACAAGGAGTGATATATAATGGACGAGAAAACACTTAAGCGACACCGTGATAATGTTCGCCGCATTATACAAGAACGCAGGAGAACAAAGGCGTGGCTTCAGAAGAAGCAGGACACGTTGAAGCGAGCTTGGTCTAGGTTCCACCCGATGGAGCTTGACCCAGACAATCGTGTCTGGTATTATGATGGCGATGGAACGAAACGATATAAAGAAACAGACGAGGTTTACAATGACTAAGACAGACAAGCAAAAGAAAAAGGCAATCCGCCGCAAGGCAATCACAATGCAGAATAACTCTGCACGTAAGATGACAATCACAGAAGCAATCAAAGAGGTTTCGAATGTATCGAATGATGTATAAGACACAAGGATGTGGTGCTGCGTTTATGGAGAACGTCCAAGACAGGGACGAGTTCCTACGCTTTCGTGGCCTATTAGCTAGTCACATGGGCTTCACGACTGAGACAGTAAACAACAAGCTCTTCATCTATGACGAGGGCAAAGAGTTCGGAGTATATTATGCCGCCAACAAATGAGGCACAGGCAACAAGCAGAGGTGAGTGTGGGTCTTGCGGCTCATCCGATGGCAACGTCCACTACGACGATGGCCACGCCTACTGCTTTGTCTGCGAGAAGTTTACACCATCACCCAACCAAGAAGGACACACACCAATGCAAAACACAGTTGTAAACCTACCCACAGCACAGGCTACTACCCTGTCCCAGGGTCAGTTCTCTGCCATCCCTGACCGTAGCATCAGCCTAGAAGCTGCAAAGACCTACGGCGTTACACAAACAGATGGCAAGCACATCTACCCATACTACGACATCAACGGCAATCACGTTGCCAACAAGGTGCGGCACGTTGCTAACAAGCAATTCAATGCAGAGGGTGTCATGCCCCACGCCACCTTGTTCGGCCAGCAGTTGTTCGGTCGGGCTGGTAAGTTCATTACCATCTGTGAGGGTGAGCTTGATGCACTGTCTGCCTATCAGATGATGGGTAGCAAGTGGCCTGCTGTGTCTGTTCGTAACGGCGCACAGTCTGCAGTCAAGGATTGCAAGGCACAGTTCGAGTGGCTCAACAAGTTCGAGAACATCGTGCTATGCTTTGACAACGACGAACATGGCGCAAAAGCGGCTGCTTCAGTGGCTCAGTTGTTCGAGCCTAACAAGTGTAAGATTGTCAAGCTACGTGCTAAGGATGCCAATGAGTATCTCAAGCACGGCAAGACCGAAGAGTTCATGCAGCGTTGGTGGGATGCACAGCCACATACTCCAGCAGGTATCGTAAGCCTCAAGAACTTTGAGGGGCTGTATGATACAGATGACAAGGAGAGTGTGCCTTACCCTTACGAAGGCTTGAACGAGATGCTGTATGGGATGCGGACTGGTGAGCTTATCACCTTCACTGCTGGCACTGGTGCTGGTAAGTCAAGCATCATGCGAGAGCTAGAGCATCACCTGCTCAACAACTCCAAGCACAACATCGGCATCGTCAGCCTTGAGGAGAACGTCAAGCAGACTATCTTCCACCTCATGTCGGTAGAGGCAAGCAAGCGTCTATACATTGAGGAGATACGAAGGCTTATCCCACAACAACAACTAGACGAGTGGGAACAAGCCACTGTAGGCACAGGCCGTGTGTTTGCATTCGACCACTTCGGTTCTATCCAGACGGACGAGATACTTGCTCGTATTCGTTACATGATTAAGGCTCTCGACTGTAAGTTTATTATCCTTGACCACCTATCCATCTTGGTATCAGGTCTTGAGGGTGACGACGAGCGGCGCAACATTGACAAGATGATGACCAACCTACGCTCTCTTGTAGAAGAGACGCAGTGCTGTGTCCTACTTGTCTCTCACTTACGCCGTGCCTCTGGTGACAAGGGTCAGGAAGAAGGCAAGGAGATTAGCCTGTCCATGCTACGTGGCTCACACAGTATCGCTCAGATTAGTGACGCTGTGATTGCAATGGAGCGTGACCAGCAGGCTACCGACCCCATCGTAGCCAACACAACCACAGTGCGTGTCCTTAAGAACCGCTATGCTGGTGAGACTGGTGTTGGTGCTTACCTGTTGTATGACCGTGACAGTGGCCGTATGCAGGAGATTGACGACCCTAACAAGGAAGACTTTGGCACAGTAGACATAGGGGAGTATCTGTAATGAGCCAGCTTGATTTGTTTAGGATAAGCCTAGATAAAGAAGAGGCTGAGTTTGAAGCATTACGAAGCCTTGAACTGTATCTAGGACTACATGCCAACAACTATCCTACGTGTCGTAGCTGTGGCACTAAGTCTTTCGTTGGGGACATCGACCAGCTATACTGTAACGCTTGTCAAACAAGGCGGCGTCAGAACTATCACTATAAAAACTCTTACGGGGTTTCCTACGAGGATGTTGAGAACATTCTTCAGAAGCAGGATATGAAATGTATATGCTGCAGTAAGAGTATTTATATGCCAACAAAAGATGTGCCTAGAAAAGACTACGCTGTCATCGACCATTGCCACGTCACAGGAAAGATGCGAGGCTTGGTATGCAGCCCCTGCAACACAGGGATAGGTCAACTGGGCGATAACTTTGAAGGCGTTATGAAGGCAGCAAGATACTTAGAGAAAGCAGAGGAGAGCATAAACAATGGAACAGCTTAAACCAATCGTAGGTAGCGTAAACATTCCCTTCTCACGAGAGAGGTATGAACGCTCAGACAACAAGGCTAAGCAGTGGGTGATTGATTACTTATCCACACAAGGCCATACAATTTTAGACACGGAAGAAGATTTTTCTGTTGACATCAAGAGCGAGTTGGATTACAATAAGTTCTTCAACGAGGCGGAGATAAAGTATGGATGGAAAGGTGATTGGAATCCTAATTGGAAAGAGATACGAATACCTTACCGTAAACATAAACTTATTAATGCAGTAGCAGACAAGGGTGTCTTACACTTCTACATCATACGACCTGACATGAAGGCAGCATGGCGTATCAGTGGTGACACAGTATCCAAGTCAGTAGTTAAAGAGGCACAAGGTGGACGCATCCTACAGGGTGAACAGTTCTTCCACGTACCCTATCAAGAAGCGGAGTTAATTGAAGTATGAAAAGATTAGTAGTAGACATTGAAACAGACAGCCTAGATGCTACTACTATTTATTGTATTGTAGCTAAGGACATCGACGAAGACCGCATCTACACTTACAAACCAGACCACGTTCACCACGCCAAGAATCTTATTGAGAGTGCAGACATTGTTATCATGCACAACGGAGTGTCCTTTGATGCTCCTGTCCTCAAGAGATTGCTTGGTGTGGAGATACCACTGGCTAAGATACGTGACACACTAATCATGTCGCAGCTTGCTAACCCAACACGAGAAGGTGGTCATTCACTTGACGCTTGGGGTAAGACACTTGGCTTCGGGAAGATAGACTTCCACGACTTCTCAGGTTACACAGACGAGATGCTTAAGTATTGCATCAGGGATGTAGACCTAACAGCTAAGGTGTATAAGGCTCTTGTCCCTACACTCAAGGGTTTCTCTGCTCGTAGCATTAAGCTTGAGCATCAGATTCGTGCAGTGGTTGACAAGCAAGAACAGAACGGCTTCACACTTGACGTGAAAGAAGCTATGTTACTTGTGGCAAAACTATCAGACGAGTCTCACAAACTTAGAGAAGAACTTCACGAAGTCTTTAAACCTATTACAGAGATTAGAGTATCTGAGAAGACAGGTAAAAGATTAAAGGATAAGGTTACTGTATTCAACCCAGGCTCACGCCAACAGATTGCACAACGCCTTATGAACTTGGGTTGGAAGCCTAAGAAGTTTACTGAGAAGGGACAGCCGATTGTCGGTGAAGAGATTCTTGAGAAAATCGACATCCCCCAAGCTCAGTTGATTGCTACATACCTCACACTTGAGAAGCGTGTGTCCCAGATTAAATCTTGGATTGATGTAGCAGACGAGAACGACAAGGTACACGGCAGGGTTATGACGCTGGGTACAATCACTGGTCGTATGTCTCACTCGTCACCTAACATGGCACAGGTTCCTGCTGTCTACTCACCCTATGGTAAGGAGTGCAGGGCGTTGTGGAAAGTATCTAGTGACGACTATACACTACTAGGTACTGACGCATCAGGACTTGAGCTACGAATGTTAGCACACTACATGAACGACGAAGCCTACACTAAGGAAGTTGTAGAGGGTGACGTTCATACCGCTAACCAAACAGCAGCAGGACTGCCTACAAGGGACAACGCAAAGACATTTATCTATGCCTTCTTGTACGGTGCTGGTGCTGGTAAGATTGGACAGGTCGTCAACGGCACAGCCAAGGATGGTCAGCGTCTGATTGATAACTTCTTAAACAACATGCCTGCTCTGAAAGCACTGCGCTCTAAGGTAGACAAGTTGTCTGGCAGAGGTTATCTCATTGGCTTGGATGGTCGTGTCCTTACCATACGAAACAAACATGCTGCACTCAACCTGCTATTGCAAGGTGCTGGTGCAATCGTATGTAAGGAATGGCTTAAGTTTATTATTATCCTAGCCACTAAAGCAAAGCTGGACTTCAACCTTGTTGCAAGTGTACATGACGAATATCAATTCGAGGTACGTAAGGGACAGGAAGAAGCCTTCGGTGCTATTACTAAGGAGGCAATGAAGCTTACAGAGGAATCCCTCAATGTTAATTGTCCCCTAGATTGTGAGTATAAGACAGGAATTAACTGGAAAGATACACACTAACGAAAATAAAGTGTTGACATTCTATTCAGGGTGTGGCATTATACAATCATCGCAACGGCACTAATGCTTAGCGAAACGGAAGCCAAACGGAATCCAAAACGGAGATTAAAAATATGACAGTATTATCAGGTAAAGTTTATTGGGCATCTATTCAACAACCAAACACAACATACGAACCAGAGTGGGGTTTGGACTTGATTGTGGATGACAACAACCGCAAGGCCATTGAAGCAGATGGACTTACTATCAAGAACAAAGGCGACGAGCGTGGAGATTTTGTACACATTCGCCAGAAAACAACCCGCCGTGATGGCTCAACCAACGAAGCACCTGAAGTTATGGATGCACAGAAGCAACCATTCGACCAGCTTGTAGGCAACGGCAGTGTATGTAATGTAATGTATACACCGTTTCACTGGGACATGAATGGCAAGTCTGGTGTATCCCCACTACTCAAGAAGGTTCAAGTAGTTAGCCTTGTTCCATATGCTGGTGGTAACGCTGAAGACTTTGACGTAATCGAAACTGCTGCCGCTCCTATTAAAGAGATGGTAAGCGACGAGGTTCCTTTCTAAGTAACTAGGAACTAAGCACGGGGGCTGCACTCAGATATTTGGCAGCTGAAGATGGATACGGGACGGGGACTCCATCACCTTTATCAGGAGATTATTATGGAAATTGCACCACTATTAGTTGTCGTATATGCTTGCCTTGCAGGGCTTGTAATTGGCTGGGCTATGCCACGAGGACGATTCCTCAAGGCTGCACAGCTACGCCTCTTCAAAGGTTTGCATAACTTCTTTGCAGACGAAGAAGAATACATTGCCCACAAGGTACAGCGTATTCGCAAAGTAACAAAGAAGAAGTAATGGCTAAGGACGGACGTACTGATGTCCCCTCGAAAGAGTACAAGGACAACTGGAAAGAAATCTTTGGTAAGAAAAAACCAGCTAAGAAAAAGGACGCATAGCTCAGCTGGATAGAGCAACAGCCTTCTAAGCTGTAGGTCGCAGGTTCAAATCCTGCTGCGTTCACCAGCTGCTTTAGAATCGAGGGGTCGATGTAAAAGAATCCCCGCTTTCCCTGACGGGGGAAAAGATGTGTGACTGAATAATCCTGTGAGAGCGGGGTAAGGTATTCTCTGGGTTTAACTAACCAGCGTAGTAGCAACAGAGAAGTTGAGGCGAAGTATACAGATACTCTCTAGCTTCATGTAGGTAATAATCAAGTCCTACCACATCACCTCGTCGCTAGATAACTTAAGGAGTAACACATGAAGAAAATCACACAAGACGTTGATTACGTCACCATTAATTTCGCAGAGAATGGTTTTATTGTAGAATACTCTGGCAGAACAGAGGACGATAGCTACCACAGCACAAAGCTTTTGTGTTCTTCTATTGAAGACACCGTGGCTGAACTTAAATCGGCTATCAAAGCCAGCGAATATAAGGATTAAGATATGACAAAGACATTAGACACACTGATTCCAGACATCTACGAGACGCTTGAACAGGGTGTCGATGTCACACAGCCTCATGTTGCTGAGGCATTAGAAGAAGTCGGCGGCCTTGTGCGAGAGGCAGTCGAAACTATACTCCGTGAAGGTCAGCGTAAAGGTGCATCACACCTACGCTTGTCTTCAATCGGTAAGCCAGACCGTCAGATTTGGTACGGAGTACAGGGCGAAGAAGGAGAGTCTATCAACGGGCAGACTAAGATTAAGTTCCTTATGGGACATGTCCTTGAGGCTCTCCTGATTTGTTTGACTAAGGCAGCAGGCCACACAGTAACAGAAGCACAGGACGAGGTAATGGTAGAAGGCGTACTAGGCCACCAAGACTGCGTGATTGACGATGTGCTTGTGGATATTAAGTCTGCTTCTTCCTTCGCATTCAAGAAGTTTAAAGAGGCACGACTTACAGACGACGACCCCTTCGGTTACATTGCACAGATTAGTGCCTATGCCACGAAGAACAATCGTAAGGAAGCAGCCTTCTTTGCAATCGACAAGAACAGCAGTGAGCTTTGCATCTTACCAGTACACGACATGGAAATGATTGATGCACCTTCACGAGTAAGTTATCTGAAGGACATGGTGACCAAGGACGCAGCACCTGCTCGTTGTTACGACACCATAGCAGATGGCAAGTCAGGCAATCGTAAGCTTGCAGTCGGCTGTGTCTTCTGTGGATTTAAAAAGAAATGCTGGGCTGACGCCAATGGTGGCCAGGGTCTGAGAGCATTCAAATATTCTAACGGAGTACGTTACCTCACAACTGTGGCAAAGACCCCAGACGTTGAGGAAGTACAGGTGTAATGAGATTCAAAAGAAAAAAGTACGACCACGAATACAAATCAAACTCTGAGTACGAGGCTGCACAGCAGCTACACAAGCAGAAGATTAAGTTTGTGTATGAGCAAGAGAAGCTGGCCTATGAATGGCGTGAGGATAAGAACTACATCCCAGACTTCTTCTTGCCCAATGGAGTTATCCTTGAGGTGAAGGGACGCTTTATGATTGAGGACAGGAAGAAACACCTGTTCATTAAGGCACAGCATCCTGACCTTGATATCCGATTTGTCTTCGATAATCCGACCCGCAAGCTATACAAGGGCGGCAAGATGACCTATGCAGATTGGTGTGACAAGCACGGTTACATGTATTGCAAATTAAAAGAGGGCATACCGCAATCGTGGCTTGACAAACAGGATGCAAGGTAGTAAGATAACAATTCACTTGGACGAGTTTCGCCCAGACGAATCCTCACCAGAACGTACCTTGTTCTTGTGTGTTATTCTTCAAGCGTTACTCGATGCAGCTAAGCCAGCTTACGAAGGTGAGCCAGCCACTGCAAGAATAGACAGGGACAGAGCATCGGCTTGGTTCTTCGCCTTAGTAGGTACAACAGCACAGGACTTTGAAGAAGTGTGTACCAATGCAGGAGTAGATGCCGATTACATGAGAGACTTTGCATACAAAGTTTTGCAAACAGGAGAGATAGAATATGTCAGGAAAAGAATTAACGCAATCCTTGGACACTAAGTTTGGTTATACACAGGTACCAGACGACCCAGTAAACAGCCCGTCACACTACAACAGCAAGGGCGTTGAAGCAATTGACGCCATTGAGGCAAGCATGTCTGACGAGGAGTTCCAAGGTTACTGCAAGGGTAACGCAATGAAATACATGTGGCGTTACAAATATAAGGGCAAGCCTGTGGAAGATTTAAAAAAAGCGCAATGGTATTTGAATAAGCTCATTGCCTCACTGGAAACTATGTAGTATAATTGGAGTCTTCGACTATGCAAGTAACATTGATTGACCATATGGGTAGCGACCTTACAGTTGTGAACGCTGCCCGTGTTTCTTTTAACAAGGAATCACAACGAGTACAGAACGGCAACCATCAAGACCTCTCAGAGGGAGACCAAAAGCTTATCAACTATTTGTCTAAGCACGGTCACTGGTCGCCATTCTCACACTGCTTCTTACAGTTTCGTATTGAAGCTCCCCTCTTTGTCGCACGACAGCTAGTAAAACACCAAGTGGGCTTGGCTTGGAATGAAGTCAGCCGCCGCTATGTGGACGCTACACCTAAGTTCTTCACACCAAAGGCGTGGCGTACTAAGGCAGACAACGTAAAGCAGGGTAGCTCAGACGATACTATAGACTATCACATCGGCTCATACACACGCTCTGCCATTGCAGAGTATGAACGTATGCTTGACGTGGGTATCGCTCCTGAGATGGCACGTATGGTGCTGCCACAGAACATGTACACAGAATGGTACTGGTCTGGCTCACTATACGCCTTCTCTCGTGTCGTTAATCAGAGGCTGGACAAGACATCGCAAGCAGAGACGAGGTACATTGCAGACTTGATAAGCCAAGAGGCAGCACGATTTGATTTTAAATATAGCTGGAAAGCACTAACAGGAGAGGAACTTCGCACAAATGACGAACCAAAATACATTGACTAATTACCTACCATCAGACTACCAGACATTCATTGCAACGTCACGGTATGCCCGTTGGTTAGATGACGAGGGACGCAGGGAAACCTGGGGTGAAACCGTAGGCCGTTTCATTGACAACATCGTACGCCCGTCAGACATAGATGGCAAGACCATTAACCAGCTTGAGGATGCCATCCTTAACCTAGAAGTAATGCCCAGCATGAGAGCCTTAATGACTGCAGGCCCAGCTGCTGAGCGTGACAACACATGTGTATACAACTGTAGTTACCTGCCTGTTGACCACCCTCGTGCCTTCGATGAAGCAATGTTTATCTTGCTGTGTGGTACAGGTGTAGGCTTCTCTGTTGAGCGTCAGGCCATCAGCAAGCTTCCTGTAGTACCAGAAGACATCA